GTATTTATAGCAATCTCATTTGCTATTTCAATACCTGGCTTGTAGTTAAGCTGCATATACAACTCTAATTCTGTATTGTTTACGGGTAAAGTATCAGGGTTTACATCAAATAGTTTTACACCAAAATCAACTTCTACTTGTTTATATAACTCTTGATTAATAAAATTACTCTCTACTACTCTTTGGTACTCATTACGTTTTTCTGCAGACATTGCATCCATCGCAACACAGTTAACCTTAAATAATCTGTCAGACATTCCGTTAACAACAATATCTACAAACTTTGGTATGATAGGAATAGGTGTCCAATCTAAGTTAAGATACGACAAGTCTCCGTCTACCGCCAATTCATTTTTATATTTTGCTACTGATTGTTCTCCACGTGAATATAGTCTTAACCTGTGAAACTCTGCCCACTGGCTATAGAACCTACAACCATTACCGTCTTTTCTAAACCACTCGTATTGTATAGCCTGACCTACCTGTAACCCAAACTCATCTGTAGCTTTTTGTTTATCAGAAGTAAATTGGTCAGGAAAGGAAGTGGAGTTTATATTTATATTTACGTCTTTCATCTAATTATTTGACTTTTATTGCTTGCGTTATTGTATGTAGCAAAGTTAATACTTATTTTTGATTTTTCTTTAGTGGGAGTGTACATGTGCTTTTGGTTAGCCATTATAGCTAATCCAGAACTTATAGCCGCATCAAACTTAGTTCTATTACTTATATCAAACTTAGCCCAGTCCTCCAGTGTCTTACCAAAAAACATTGTTCCCATATCACCCTCATCCCTATACGTACCATTAAAATCAATACCCACATACTTTTCTATATATGATTCAATAGCGGAGGCGTGAGACTGCTTAACATCCTCAGATGTATTAGGTATGCCTCCCAACTCTCTCTCTGTCTTAGACAGCTTTATATAAGTCTTGTCAGGTCTATTTAGTGAGTATCCCCTGTATCCTCTATTCTTAAAGTGGTATAGTAGTCTTGGTTTATTATTCTCGCATAAGATAGGCATACCGTAAAATATACACGCCATAAGAACCTCTTCAAAAAATATCTCTGCTGTCTGTGGTCTTGCAATGTACTCTAAAAAGAACTCATTACTTGGAGCCTCCTTCATATTAAACTTAGTCAAACCATGCAACGCACCGTTAGACCCTTTACCCACCACAACTCCTGATATGTCATAGGAGTCACAGCCAAACGAGCCAACATCTTCGTTCCCTGGCTTCTTAATGCCCCTCTCGATAACTACACTATTCTGAAGGTTAGGAGGGGGGGTCCAGCTTACTAAGAACCTTCCGTCCTTGTTGGGTGCCCACACAACCTTCGTATCCTTTATACCATCCTTCCAATGAAACGAACCCCTAGTAATATGGTGGTCAATTATTAGAGAGTCGTTGTAGTCTACCTGCTGATATATCTTTGTTAGGTTAAATATAGACTGCTTACTTTCATCCCTGAAGGCGTGAGACTCTGTTCGGGGAAACTGTCTATAGAACTCATTAAGCGCATCAGGGTCTTGAGACAATGAGTCAACCTCATTCTTCCAGTAGTCTATTGCTCCTATAGTAATATCCTCCCCATCTATACCTATAACAGGTTTAGTGGGTGTTTTAAATATAGGCATACCATGCATATCAATATATCCCTCAAAGTTCCATTCCATAGGTATAAACAAACAGTATAGCCCACTCTTAGTCTGCCCGTTTGCATTACGCTTGGACGGGAACGAGTCCTCATACAGACTCTTAAAGTTTCTACCACCTTTATCTAATGCGTTAGACGTAGAGCCCATCATACACTTACCGATAACTTTACTACCCAACCTTAGACATGTCTTTGTTACACGCCAGTTGTTTAAAATATTATCAGGTCTTTCCCACTTACCACTCTCGTCATGTAGTAGTAACTGTAACTTTTCTCCGTCATAGCTGTTATCACCTGTGTTCTTCCAGTCAATTGTAGTATCCAGACCCTCTAACTCATCGTCAGCGAGGTGGAACATGTTCTTCTTAGTAATCTTAGACGCAGGAACCCTATAGGCTAGTTCAGTCTTCGGCTTGTCCATACCATCCTGTATAGGTTTAAAGAAGAACGGGTAGTTGTTTGATATAGGCACAACCTTATCTGTAAACATTTTCTTAGCGTCACTACCACTCTTGGATAGTATCCCTATCCTTGAGTCTTTAGTTATAGTGGCCTGGTTCACACCCTCGCATGAACTCATAAAAGAAAACCCTGAACGTCTTATCTTTAGGTAGCACATACCAAAGCTTCTTTTGTCAGCCTTACATGCCTCCCAAAATAAATAAAATATTCTATTAGCCTCTCTGAAGTCTGGGTTACCTATATCAATCTTAGTCCACTGAAGGTACATATAGTGAGTGCCTGTTATATATGTTGACTCTCCGTTATTCATAAACCAGTAGCCCTGCTCCCTCCTGTCAAACTCTTCTTCTATATAATCAACCCACCTATCCTTAAATACATCTGGTGTTTCGTGCCATTGAAATATAGATTTTATCCTAGATAACTCTTTGGATAGAGGAGATGTCTCCCAGTACTGTTCATTATTTTTAATAGAACGTTTATCTACAGCTTTAGGTGCCTTAGGTAAGGCAATCCTTAGCCCATTAATTTCTATTATATCCCCTATCTGTCCTGTCTTAGATATCACAACCACATCATACTTGTCGTTATATCCATACTGCCAGGTCTTAGCCTTGTTCTTTGTGGTAAGAACCTGTTTAGGTATGTACTTAGTAAGTACCTTGTGTAAACTATTTTGACTTTGACTCTGCAAATCCTTTTGGGGTGTTAGTTTTTTTCTCGGCAACATTACCATCAAGCATAGCCCTCTCCTCCTCTATACGTTTAAGTATCTCAAACGCATCAAATATAGCAAGCTTCTTAGTAGCTGCCGCATTCTTTAATCTATCTGGAGCTAAGTCATCCTCTTGGTTAAACTTAATTATATCCTCCTTAGCAACCTTTACTAGTTGCTTAACAGCTTTCTCTCCAGCCTCAATTATACTTAACTTAAGTTCCCTTATATCCATACTATACAACCATTGTTATGTTATTAGTAAACATCCTGTATAGCTTCTCATCATCCACAGTAAACTCATACTCACTGTCTGGGGTGAAAGATATTTCGTCACCTACCTTTACACCCAGGTCTATTAGCTGTTGGTTTATATATCTTACGGTACCCATCAATGGCTCGTCACCAACCTTGGATATAAAAGATTCCTTAGCGTCCACTGGCTTTATAAAGCAGTACTTGCCATGAGCGTTCCAATCACCGTCTTGCTTATACAAAAAAAACTGCTCGTAGTCTACTAGGAATAGGTTGTCCTTAAGGAAACTCCTGCCACTCTTCTGCACACCCTTCATGTCGTAGTAAAACTTAAACACGTTGTGGTGCACTAGCAGTGTGTCGCCAACCCTCACAGGACCTTCGTATGATATTGGTAGTGCTACTACCCTTGCTTGTCTATTAGAAGATATATGGTCCTCCTGAGATACACTTGTTATAAGCTCAGTTCCATCCATATCCTTCACGTTGTCGTACCTCCTATCGTTAAGGGGTTCAACAATGAAGTTGTATGGTGACCTCATTAAAAGTTTATATTAAATTCTAAAGATATTGGTAGGGTGCGTAGGAACTCCTTCCACATGTAAACAACATCCTCCTTCTGTATCCATATCTTGTATGAATCATCTGCCGCCTGTATGAGGTGTATCTTATGTGAGCCCCCTAGTACGTCTTGCCCTACAATGTAGTGCATTGCCCCAGACTTATAGTCTGAACCGATTGATATTTTTCTAATGTCCATTTCATTTAATTTAAATTTATTCTATTCTATTATTACCAGCGAAGGTTAAGGTCTATACCCATTGCTAAGTTATCTACTCCCGCTATAGCAGTTGTAGGAGAAAATGTAAACATGTATGCCGTACCTGGTTCAAGTGTTTGAGTAGCACCCCCTTGGAACGTCATAGTGTTACTAGCAATTGAATCTGGTGTTGCGTATACAAAAGTTGATATCGCAGCCAATACAGGTAGTGTTGCCGTAGCGTATGTTACCTTCCATAACTCCATAGTATATGTGTTGGCAATATTTGAAGAAAATCCAACTGTAGCAATACACATGTCTAAGTTAGGGAATCCTGTACTACAGCTACCCTCACCTGGATTTACCATTATCATAGTTGAAAAATGTTTACTTGTCGATAGGATTGGAATTGCTCCACTAGAACTAACTACTGTAGTAAATTGGTTTGCACCGTAACCTTGCACCCCTCCACTCACTTTTGCTTTTGCATACTTCTCTCCAGCAGCATAGCTTAGGTTATACGTTTGAGTAAAGAAATATTGCCTTACGCCATGAGGCTTATCAGCTGGTGGAGCTTGCCATGTACCATCTGCTCTTAAAAATGTTGTTGTCTGACCTGAAGCTAACGATGATGGCACAGCCCCAATGTTAGCTCCCCCATCAAAGACAAGGGACTTAATAACGACTCCACCTACTGTACTACCTAGTTCTAATGGTGCCCCTACAGATGTGTTATAAGGAGCAGGACCTAAAGAAACTGAAGTTACTAATCCTGAAGGAACCCGCCATAAACCATCTGCTCTTAAAAAAGTTGTTGACTGGTCTGATGCCGCTGATGATGGGACGTATCCAACATTTGCTCCCCCTTCAAAGTAATGAGAAGTTAAAACAACAACTCCCGTAGGTGATGATACAGAAAGAGGTACCCCATTAGAAACGTCAGTAACGGCACTAATATTTGTTACCGCACCCGTACCTGTAGCTGTCCATTGTAGACCTGTTCCTGTAGAACTTAACACCTGCCCTACGGTACCAGTAGAACCAGCACCATCCGTTACTGTAGCTGGAGTAATAGTACCTGAAAGCGTTATACTTGCGTTAGCACCCGTTGCACTGTTACCTGTGTCTAATACTTGTTGTAGTGTGTTTGTCTGTACAGCTGGTGCATCCCATTTCCATCCTGTTCCTGTGGCTGTAAATATATGTCCTGCAGTACCAATGCTTGTAGCGTCATGTACTGTACCTGGTATATATAAAGCTGCAGTATTAGTAGCATCCCCAACAGCGGTAAACCTATTGTTTCCAGAATAAGTGTTTGAACCACTTGATGATATATCATTACTAGCCCCTAAAATAAGAGCACCAGTACCTGAGAATGTCATGCCTATACTTGCTGCAGTGTTACCCGCAGTAAGAACCTGTTGTAGTGTTGGCACAGCAGATGCAGGTAATGTATTGGACCACTCCAATCCTGTAGCCGCTGAGTTTACAGCGAGCCACTGTCCTGCAGTACCCGTAGAACCAGCACCGTCACTTATTAATCCCGTTGCGTCAAAGTTAAGTGTAGAACCGTTAATACTAACAGTGTTGGTAAACGTAGTTAAACCTGACACCGTTAAGAACGCAGGGTTGTTTACAGTAATACCACCACCAGCGTCAGACACTATAAGGTCTGAGCCGTTCATATTTATACCTAAGGTAGTTGTATTTCCTGCCGTAAGAGTCTCTTGAAGTGTAGACACCGCAACCGTTGGTGGGTTAATCCACTGTAACCCCGTTCCTGTAGAGGTTAGGTACTGACCCGCAGTACCAACACTTCCCTGTGCTGATATTGTTGTTGGTAGTAAGCCTACGCAAGTAATGTTTCCCGTAAGTACTATAGATAAAGCTGACGTATTACCTGTAGTTAATACAGAGTTTAAATCTTGAGCAACACTACCCGCCCCGACAATGTCCGCAACAGTAAACGTTACCGTCTTATTACTGTCGTTAACATCAGTTCCTATAAGTAGGTCACTTGCTGCAGGGGTTACCGTAGGGTATACCGTAGTGTTCTCAATCTTTGCCATGTTTTTATTTTTCTATTTCTAATTCTTTTTCTTTAATCTCTCCCGTCTCCATGTTAATAATAGAGTCCGCACCGTATGTTTCCATCAGAGACTTTTCAAGCTCTACAAACTCAGCCTTCAACTCCTCAACTCGTAAGCATACTCCATGCTTCTGTAGTGTTAGGTCTCCTAACTGTGTCTTTAACTTGTTGAACTCAGCCGTCATTGTCTGAAGGTTCTCTAATTCTTTGTCTGTAATCTTTTCCATTTTAATAAATTTAAGTTATAATTAATTTATACAAAGATAGTAAAACTTATTTACTTATTATCCTTACTACTACCACCAAAAAAGAAGTCTACAATTGTATTAACCTTGGCACTCATCGCACCAAACACTGTGGATATAAAACCTATCTCATACTCAGACAGTACAACGTCATGCATAACGAAGTATTTAAACATAACATAAGACAACCCAAAGTACGCTGTAGTGAATAATGCCGCTAGAACTTTTTGTATTAAAGCGTCATCCTTATACAAAGACCTTGCATCCTTTCTGTCCTCTACCTCCTTATTGAAAGCCTCACGCTCTGCCTCTAGTAGTATACGTTTAAGTTCTATCTTGAGTTCCTTTCGCTCCTCGTCTGTTGTTATAATCTCATCAAGGATACCCTCAGCACTATCAAACAACTTACCGAATATATTTCCTATTACACCCTTTAACATATATTAATATTTACCTCGTTTACTTGAAGGTGAACTCTTAGTGGAGCCACCCTTTCCTGCCCATAGCTTCTTACAAGACCAGTACCTAGCCGTCATCTTAGACTTTGCTGTGCCACACTTGTGTCGTGCCTTAAAAGATTTACGTGCAACTGGAGAGTAGTTATGTCCATAGCCCTTTGCACCGAAGTGTATAAGTTTTTCACTTCCACCCTCGCACGCCTTAACCATCTTTTTCTTACCCGCCCTATCGGAACGCATAACCTTATTACACTTCATCTTAGACTTAGTAGCCATTACTTTTTCTTTTTAGGCTTGGTGTGATTGTAACCTTTCTTCTTAAGGGCCAGGTGGTCCTTCATAGTCTTAGCAACCTTTGAGGTTCCAGACTTACTATACATGTTGTGTACTTTAAATTTAGTAGCCATATCTATACTCCTTTTACATTTTTAACAAACTGTTTTCCTTTACTACCCTCTCTCTTTTTCTTTCTAGCGGTAGCGGCTAGTTTTCTTTTACTTAAAGCTTTAGCCTTAGCTAATGGTAGGCATCTGTCTGGATTCTTTTTATTCTTACTAGTCCCACACGCTCCCTTAATAGAACCGTCCGTACCAATACGAACCCACTTTTCATCCCTCCATTTCTTTAGCTCCCCCATTACTTCTTACTCTTCTTACCGTAGTTAGGGTCCTTGCAGTACTTACTTGCCGCCATGTTAGCATAAGCAGAAGGGTATTTGTCGAAAGTTCTTTTAGCCCAGGCAATACCTGCTGGACAAATCTTATTCCCCTTTGTTCTTCCCTTACTTGCCATAGCCTATAGTTTTAAGTCCTCTTGTTTTATTAGGGTGTAGGTAAATGAATTACTCCACTCCTCCCTTGCCTTGTTACAGATAGTCATGAACTCATTAAAGTCCTCCACCTTCTTAAACACCTGACACCCTGCAGACCACTTGTCTACACTTGTGCTTTCACTGTAAGGATTACTCCTGTGTATGTTTATACCAAAGTACCCCCACTGTTTTGTAGCGTCATCGAAGTTAAGTATCTGGTCCTTTGTGTCGTCCCTGTACACCTCAACCTCACCGTTTCGTTGACATAGTGCGTAGTATTTATTCCTGTGCTTATCAATCTTATATACACCCCTGTACTGGTTAGGTACTAACAGGGCACAACCCTTAGCGTTTAAAGGATTCTCAAGCCAGTATGTTCCAGCGTCTGTTGTTATCTGCCACTCCTTAAGCACCCACTGGTCCTTAACCTTATATGCACATATCATTGTGTCATCAAAAGAGTTGGCTACTGGGTTAGGGTTCCTTACCCCTATAATATTTACGTTGTAGTTACCCTTAGTGAAGAATGAGTACCCCATCCCCTCAATAACACCCTGTAAGTATTCTACGCTCATTTTGTTCTTAAGGTTATGTATCATGGTGTATACTTATGAGCCACACCCTACACAGTCTATATGACTGTCCATTGGCTTCACTCCATTTATCTTCATCTTAATGTTATGGATATCATTTGCTAAGTCTAGCTTATCATTAAAGTCTTCCGTATCTAAGTACTTCTCCTCCAACGAGAACAACTCGTCCTTTAGTTTATCCATTACTTTTTTATTTTTAAAAACTTGTATGCTGTATAGGTTATTGCTAGTATAAGTGATATGGTCTGAAGAAACTCATTACACTGTGTTAAAGTTAATCCCAAGGCTCCTCCATTAGCAGCCAGTACTTCTACTGTATCCTTCAATTCTCTTGTCATTTTAAATATTATTGGAATGGGTAGTTACGTAAACTACTTCTCCTGTTGATGTTGCTGTCTGAGTCCAATTCATAACAGTAAAGTTAATAAATTATATTAACTATTATTCAGTAATCCAGCCGTTAGAAATGTCCCCTAGGTAGTTAAGCATTTCACTATGCGTATACTTTTGTGGGGCTTCTGCAATCACAGGAACTGCGTCTGCAGGAAATGATATTATAAAGGCTGTGCCTGCTGTGTTATTCCTAACTGTACTAGCAGAGTCCTGCATTACCTCCCTATAGTTAACAACATTTAATTCCTTTATGTCTAGTATGCAGTATATCATGTTGGGACGTTTGTTGTTATGTTAGCTGATGACATGTTTGTCATCGTCATGCTAATACCTCCGATAGCGTCTGTTATTGTAGGATATACACCTGGTCCTTCAGGGTCACCCATCCTAAACCAGTTTACTAATTTAGCTGACTGAGTAGACTTAGATAAGTCTGTAGGTGCACCGCTATTGTATAAATCTAAAAGTTCAGCCTCAGTTAATGCTGTGTTCCATACAGAAATTTCATCCATGTTTCCAGCAAACTCATAAACTGAATTATGTCTGCCTATAGTAAAATTGTTTCCTAAACCTAAATCACCAGTAGTCCCTGTAATATCTTTCGTGTTAGGGTTCGCACCGTTAAGATACCATGACGCTGTATTACCAGATTGGCTTACACTATAGCTCCACATCTCCCATACATTTAATGCGGGTACTAAACCCGCACCTGAAGCGTCATTCCATAATGAGCTACTCCATTGCATCTGCCCAGGGTTATTTATAAATACCTGCCAATCTGAACCTGTACCACCCTGCTTAGAAAATATCCTTTGAGAACCCCCTCCACTTGCATCTGTTTTATATAACCAAACATTTAAAGTAAAGTCACCCGTACCAAGGTTTGGAGATGAGGTAGCATCTAAGGACTCATCCACCCCGTCAAAGAGTACTGAGTATAAATTACTGTACGATGGGTCAGGCGCAATACCTGCCCCCGCCTTCGTTTGGAAAACTTGTCCCGCTATTCCTACACCTATTCCTGTAGACATATTAAAATAATGCGATTATATCTGTAGCTGTAGTGTTGGTAAATAATACCCTTACTACCTGTGTTGGCATAAAAGATGCGTTAGGAAGGTTCTTGAATGTTAACTTTGAGTTACTGCTTCCACCAAGCTTATTACCCTGGTATGTAGCTAGCCTTGCAACTACGTTTCCTGCACCACCAACATAAAGAATATTTCCATTACTGCTTCCATTATATATAGAGAATGTGTCTGTACCTCCTCCTGTAGCTCCATCAGATAAAGTCAACTGAGTATCACTATCTA